GCAGTATGCGTTGAACCTCATGGCGCTTCTCAAGCAGAACTTCATGAAGCAGGGCAAGCGCGGCAAGATTGCTGGCACGTTCGTCCTGCTTTCGATGTACACTGTGGCTGGCCTGCTGTTCGCAATTCCGTTCGGCGATGACGCGATTAACATCTTCGAGTGGATGTATAAGTCCATGAATGGCGAGGATCTCGATGTCCGTATGGAAGCGCAGCAAATGCTCGCTGATATGTTTGGCAACGGAGAAGAGGGTCGCCGCGCTGCGGAAGCTGTTCTATATGGCCCTACTCGTCAGCTCACCGGCCTTAACATCGGTCAGCGCGTCGGCTTCACGTCACTGCTTCCTGAAATGGGCGATCCTGTGTCGGCAATTCCAGCCCTCTCAACGACGATTGGTAAGTTCAAGGAATACATTGACCGGCGCAATTCCGGCGTGCAGCCTATTGCTGCATACACGGCGCTCGTTTCTCCGTTCATTGGCAAGGGGCCGACTGATCTTGTGAAAGGCTTTGTGCAATACCCCGAGGAGGGCGTCAGGACGCGCTACGGCACGTCTGTGATGAAGCCTGATGCGATTGACTGGGGCGAGCGTTTTGCGCGCGGGTTCGGCTTCCAATCAGCTGACATCGCTCGCAAGCAGCAGGCGGCAACTGCGGCTAAGCGGATCTCGGAGTCAACTCGTAATGCTGAACGAAACAATACGCTGCGCCTGAGCAAGCTGCTGGTCGATGCCGCTGAGGCTGACAACAAGGGTAATCCGGCTCAAGCCGAACGGCTACGCGCTGAGTTTGATAGGCAGCTAAGCGCTATTGTCGATGAGTTTCAGAAGGACGTTGAGGCCGGCAAGATGGATAAGGCTATCAAACCGCCATCAGAACAGGCTCTCAAGGAAGCTATGCTGATCGAAATGTATCCCGAGATGAAGATGAATAATGTCGGGAAACTAAAGCGTCAGGCATGGATCGATGCGATGCGCACTGCTTTGGTCGAGGATAATGAGGAAGATCTGATCCCCGAGGAAGTCGAGGAGGAGGACGAAGACGCCCCCCTCCAAGTCGACGAGATCGAATAGATCAAAACGGAACTTCATCCGCCAGATCACGCGGCTGCGGCTGGAATGCGTTAGCCTTCTGCTGCGAGTGCTGAACCTGAGCTGGTGACGGCTGGTTGCCATCCTGCTTCGGCTCATACAGCGAGACGATGATGCTCTCGCGGCCATCATTCCCGCCGACGCCAGCCGGATTGAACGTGCGGTCGAGCAGGATGTAGGGGCCTTTGTCGCCTTCCATCATGACGCCGACGTTCTTGAAGCGGCCCTTGGTCTGGCCCTGCCCATCCGTGTATTCGCCAACCTTGACGACGAGATCATACTTCTTAGCCATTTACTTTCTCCTTATTTAAACAGTTTCAAAAGACGCAGGGCGCTGCGCGGAGCCATAAGCTCGGCCTCATCCAGCATTCCGCTGTGCAGTTCACGCCATGCGTCACGCTCTTCTGGTGACAGCTCGGCCACGATGTGGACGGCAGAGTCGCACCATCCGTCCCAATCAACCATGTCGCCGTCTTCTTGCGGCTCAAGAATGTCGATGTGTAGATCTGGCTTTGGTTGCGGCGCAGATGCCTTGGCGACAATCTTTTCCTCAAGGTTTTGCACCTGCGCCTCAGCAGCTGGTGCCTCCTCGAAGTCGGTGATGTCCATCTCATCTCCAGTATAGGCGTCAGCCTCGACGATACCGTCTGCCTGATTGTCTACAGCCACAGCTCGCTGCGCCTCAGTGGACAGCGGCATATACTTGCTGGCCCGACGAACGACGGTCTTGCGCCACATCTCAGCTTCGTCCGTCTTCCAAGGGCCGACGATGTTGCCGTCCTTAGTCTTAGCAGATGAGCGATCACGGATGGCAAGGATCTGTTCCTTGTTCATGATCTCGAACTGCGTCTCGCCGTTCTTCAGCTTCCACACGCAGTATGCGCCGACCATCTCGCCGCGATTGGACAGGCCGTGCTTGTGGATGATGCGGGGTTCGATGCCTTCTTCCACCTCGAACGTATCGTTCGCATGGACTAGACGGCTCTCGATCTTCAGCACCTCACCTGATTGCAGCGCCAGCTTCATCAGCCCCTTATAACGGGGGCGGAACTGAGCGATATTCTTCTTCAGGCGGCCATCCCACACCTTCAGGATGTCTGCCTCACCCATGTTCTTATTGAGGCTCAGGCCCAGCTCAGCGGCGCTCAGGCACGCCTTCAGCAGCGACGCGCGATCACAGTCCAGCAGGTCCATGTTGTCAGCCACAGCGGCCACGACGATGCCTTGGAATTTATCGACAGTCATCGCCTGCGGCAGCAGGCTGCGCAGGTGCGACTCACGCATGGCGAGTTCTTGCTTGAACCGATCCATCGGTTTGGCGGGAAGATTACTTGTTTCCATTACGCAGTTCCTCTTCAAGATCTTCAATCATGAGTTCAATCGCGCGCTCAACAGTGGCGCGCAGGGTCGGCTTTAGGGGGTGGCGGCCAGCTAATTGGCGCAGTTTGCCAAGCAACTCGCGGTCAACCCGCATCATCACACTGTCTTTCTTCATTTGGATACCGTCACTCTCTTGTAGCCTGTGCGCGCGCCATAGAACTGGCCAACCATTTCAGCGGTGATCTCGGTGCCAGCAGAACCTTTCACGGTGCTGATCGACATCTTGTAATCGCCACACTTCACGATTGCCTTTTCCTGCGACGTGTTGTGCTTCTTCATTTCCTCGATGCTCAGGGCAAGCAGCTCGGTCTTGGCCTGATCCTTCTTGGTCTTTGCCTGCTTCTCAAGATCAGCCATCTCTAGATACTTCTGGAACAGCTCAGCATGCGCCTGATCCAGTGTGATGTCCGAGATGGGGACGAAGTCCAGCAGGCGCACGACAGCTTCTGCGTCGTTCTCAAAGTCGACGGGCGGCTCTTCACCAGCGCGCACGCTATCCCAAAACGTCGTGATCTCAGACTTGATCGCGTCGATGATGTTATCGTTGCGCGGGATCTTCATGCGGCGCGGCTCATTGCGCAGCAGCGCGATCAGCCAGCCATACTCAGCGCCAGTGCAAGCCATCTGGTGCTGCACCTGCATGATGTAATTGTCAGGCGCGCCTGTGATCGTCTCGCCTTCATACTCCCAGCCGTCGCCATAGGCAGACCACTTGATCTCCACCGGGATGCCGGCGTCAGTCGCAAAGTCCAGCGATGCGCCCATGCCGGGGCAATCGTCAGCGGTAAAGTAATCCGTGACCTTCTCGATGCTCATGCCCCAGCGATGCGCTGCCCAGTTAGCGATGCCGCTTTCGAGGAACGTGCCTGCTTGAACAGATTTGTTGTCCGACAGGTCTTCGGGCGGTAGCTTGCCAGACTTCTCCATCCACAACTGCCAGCGCGTGGTGAACGGGGACAGGTTAAACAGCGCGGAAACGTCGCTTCCGCCGATGTGCTGCGCACGCAGCTCGTGCCAGTGGGTCTGGTCACGCACAGTTATGATTGCCAATGTATGTCTCCGGTATTGTTGTTGTAGACTCACAGCATATGGTTGTCTACGGGGTGATGTCAAGCCCCTTGTAAACATCCTCAACAGATCGCGCGAGAATGTAGATTCCGCCGCGCTTTTCCCACGCATTCTGCCATGCCACCTGCGCAGTGCGCTGCTTTCCCTTCTCGGTTTTGACCTCGATAGCGAATGCTCGACCGGGCGACATAACCCCCAGCAGATCGGGCGTGCCCTCAGGCGCAGACTGGATCACGCGCGGCCCACCATCCAGCGGACGGAACTTGCCGACGTTTATGCGGAACATCATGATGTCATGCCGCTGGCCCAGAGCGAGGCGTATTTCCTGCTGGATTGCGGCTTCGCTCTTCATTGCAACGTGTGTTCCTTGGCTGCGTTGGTCATGCGCTCCATCGTCGCGTCGACAGCGGCCATCATGGCGACGAAGCATTTTGATACATCGACCTCATCGATCCCGCGCTCCGCATGCCATTCTTCAAGGGCGCAGACCATCTCGAATGCAAGTTTATGGACCAGAGACACCGGCACAATTACCGCGTCAATCCCACTGTCATCTTCCATAGCTCAGCCCTTTCTTCATCCGTCAGGCCGTTCGTTGTGCGAGCATCACGCATACCGACCTTCTTTGCAAGCCTTGCGGCCTCTTGCCCGCAGATAACATTAAACGCCCACTGCGTCGGGTTCTTGTAGCCACGCTTGCGCCCCACGCTCGACAGAACCCGGAACCGCTTCTGGATCAGCCCTTCAGTCGTTGCGATGTCAGGATCGCCTTCGCGCGCCATCATCACCAGCTCGCCATCAACGTGCTTCACAACGCGCGCCATGACCGGATACTGGTGATCACACATCGGGCATGTCGGCGCTGGCTTATGCACGGCAAAGCAGGCGGGACACGTCCGCACAGACTGGATCTTCTCCTGCCGCTGCCCACGCCCCAGCACGAAGCCATCGGCCAGCGTCCAGTCTCGCTCGTCGTCAATGAAGCCGTGTCGCGCCGTGTTGCCAGCGTGATCCAGAATGATCGTGCGCTCCTTCTCGGGATGCGGCCTGATCGCGCGTCCGCATTGCTGCAAGTAAAGCCCCAGCGATTTCGTCGGGCGCAGCAGGATCGCAACCTCGACAGCCGGCAGATCGAAGCCTTCGCTCACCAGATCGCAGCTCGTGAGAACCTGCACTCGGCCTTCCTCGAAGTCCTTCAGAACGCCATCGCGCTCGCCATCATCCATGCCGCCATCGATATGGCTGGCCGTGTAACCTGCGTCTCTGAAGTCTTGAGCCACATCCTTGGCATGCTTCACGCTCACGCAGAACGCGATTGCTTTGCGTCCCGGCGCGTATTTGCCGTAGTGTTTCACGGCGCTGCCGGTGATGACAGATTTATCCATCGCCTCTTCCAGCTGCTTCTGAACGAAGTCGCCCATGCGTGTGCCAACGCTGCCCAGATCTGGCGCGCTCGGCGCATACACGATAGCAGGTGATAGAAAGCCCTGCGCGGTCAGCTCAGCAACAGTCGGCCCCATAACCATGTCATCGAACATCTGGCCCATGCCTTTGCCGTCAAGGCGCTCAGGCGTAGCTGTAACGCCCAGCACACGGGCAGTCGGGAAGCCAGCCACAACCTTGCCCCAGCTGGATTGCGGGGTGAAGTGGTGGGCCTCATCGCCAATGATGAGATCGAAGGGCTTCATCAGCTTCATGCGCCGCACCAGCGTGAACACGGATGCAACGACCACATTTGTGGTAGGCACGCCCAGTGACCCGCCAGAAAGCACGGCATGCGTTACGCCAACTTTCTTCAGCGCGCCGCTGATCTGCTTCAGTAGCTCGCGCCTATGCGCCACGATCAGGATGCGCTTGTTGTTCCGTGCCATGCCGGCGGCGATGTAACTGAATATAACCGTCTTGCCCGAACCAGTCGGGCTAACCAGCAGCGTGCGCTTGTGGCCTGCGCGAAAGCTATCGCGCACCGCCTGCACAGCGGATTCCTGATAATCTCTAAGCTGAACCATGAGTGTCCTTTATTGGCAGACTTCCTTCGCACCGGTCTGCCAGCGGTGTTCCAACGCAGGAGGCGCGCCCGAAGTCAGTCGTTCTTTAATACCCGCATGCTCTTCACGAACCGCCCAGTCTTTGGGTCGCGATCCACCAGCGTGTGATATTCGTCCTGCAATTCTTCCAGCTGCTTGCGCAGCCCAGCGTTAATGTAAATCAGCGTCATCCCGCCCAGAGTCAGGATGGCGAGCAATCCGAGTGCAATGTATTCTTGCATGGCTTCTCTCCCATGTTGTGCAGAAAGAGGCGTAACTCATACGGCAAATCAGGGTCCGCCTCCTCACCCTGAGAAGTTGAGAATTTCTTTAGATAGCTTTCGGGGATCTTGTTGCCGCCGTGCCATGCTGGTTTCATTGGCCGTCCTTTGCGATAGACTTCAGTAGAGCGAGAGCCTCATCAAACGAAACACCGTGTCGATCAGCGACAGCTTGAATATCGACTGGCCGAACGACGATCTTGGTTGGGTGCTTGCGCATGGTCTGCCACTCCATGATCTTCCTGATCTCAAGCATTGTGGCTTCCAGTGATTGCTGGTTCAGGTCAGTCATGCTTCACACCCCTCAGAACCCGATAGAATCCAGCACCTTCGCGCACATGGCAGCGCGTGCATTCGTCAAACATCGGCCAAATCTGTCCGTCTGCCACCTCGATCAATGTGTTGTTGAACCTATGCCCAAACAGGCGGCAGGGCAGGCGCTTAAACCACAGGCGAACGATCAGGCGGCTATACCACAGACGCTTATACCAAGGCGCAACAGGATGCCGCGCTGCGAATAGCGGCTTGCCATCGTCAGTCATCCCTCGCACCTCCATACCCAGCGGGACACCCGCAGATCAGATGGCCAGCCAGTATCCTCCGTGAAGCTGCGCTCCTCGAACAGAAGCATGTTCGTCGGCCTGATCAGCAGGCGATTGTCATCCGTCCTCATGAACATGAACTCCTTGCTCTGCTCAGGCTCGGCGCTGAACCCATCGTCACGGGGGCAGGCTGTAAACAGATACCGCGCGCGCTTCTCCGTGCCGTCATAGCGGGCGCGCAGATCAGCGAGATACTGATACCGCACCACGTCGAACTCGTGGCCGTAGCAATCCCAAACCTGCGCATCTCTCAGGCCCCAAGTTTCTTTTACCTGTGGGGCAAACGAAATCGAATGCGGCGGCAGGTTCCGATAGACCGCGCCGCATTCCAGCATGACGTGACACCCCCACGCACGGCCCGGCTCGCTGCGTATGGCAAACCATACGGCAGGCTCGAACAGATCAGCTGGACAACCCTCGCGGATCAGCGAACTCCAGACCCAGACGTACTGGTGCAGGGGGATGTCCTTGCTGCTCATTCGGCCTTACCCTCAGCAATCTTTGCGTAGTGTTTCTTTGGCATACCGTGCATGTAATCAGGCGCATACACCAGCACATCCAGCAACGCCTCACGCAGCCGCTCAATCTCTGCCGCTTGGGCTTCGATGCGGTCGGCCTGTTCCTTACGCGCTGCCAGTTGATCGCCCAAACTTTCTTCTGCGGCTTTCAGCATAGCGTTAAGCGTTTCGATGCGGTCTGCGGCATTGCGCTCAAGCCGCGCTTGTTCTGCACCTACCTTGCCAGATGCCGACCACCGCAGTCGCCCCACCAGCGCCTTGTCGTTCGACAAAGTTTCCTTCCGCTCAAAATCAAGTGGCATTGATGCGCGGATAATCTTGTCCAGCGCCTTGTCGTCGTCAGTCACAGTCACACCTCCCCGGCATCATGGCTGGCGCGTTTGATGTAGCGCAGTCAGATGCGTGTTCTTCCTTGCCAGACAGTTGGATATAGGCAGCGGCCAGCAGTTCGCGTAGGTTCTGAACCTCTGCGCTGATGTCGTAAATTACGTTCATCTGGCTGGCGATCTGCTTGGATTGATCTTCCAATTCTGCCGCTTGGGCTTCGATGCGGTCGGCAAACAAACCGCAAACCGATGCAGCTATGGCCGTCAGGTTAATCTCGCCGCCTGTTGCCGCCCAGTCATCGACTGCGGGGTCGGGATGGATCGGCTGCGCGTTCATCTGCTTGCCAAATTCCGCCTTGATGGTCAGCGCCACGGCTTCGATTAGGTCTTCAGTCACGCAGACGCCTCCCAACAAATTGAAGTGTTACAAGGCAAAGAACCACAAACAACAAGAGCGTCCTTTCGCCAGCAGTCCATTCCCAAAAGTAAGAAATATCCCATGTTACAAACCACGTGAGCGAGTGACATAGGCAGGTTGCGCAAAAAGCATCGCGCATAATCCTGAAAGCGTCAGTCACGGCCAAACCCCTCTTCCCAAAGTTCGATGGCGCGGATGGCAATCCACTCACTGTGTTCCGTTTTCAGACGCCCAAGCCGATCCGCCTCACGCGCACACAACAGCTTCCGATCAACGGGAGGCTGCTCGTATTTCTGGATCATGTCGCAGAGGGCGTGGAATGTCGGATTGTAGGTCCAATACCTTTTCCGCATTTCATCGGTAGTTATTAGCGTCCATTCACTCCGCTTCGCAGCTTCGATCAGAACCCAGTCTGGTGGTGTGTCAGTCACGGCCACATCTCCTCATCATCCAGCATCTCGCGCACGTCCTGCTCGCTCGCCGGGTTCGTCACGATCAGGTAAATCACCATCGCGAACACGCTCATGATGATCAGGAATAGGTTCAGGTCAGTCACACTCGATTTCCTTAAGCGAAACCCAGACATACGGCGAATCGCAGATCTCATCTCCGTCCTTCGTCACGCTCCAGTAAAACAGATAGCCTGTATTCCCGACCAGTGTCGCCGCGCCCACCGGAACCACTGCGCCCAGCATCAGCCCGGCCAAGAATCCCATCCCGAACTTCTTCATTGCTCTACCACCAATGTCTTCATGCCCAGTGAACCGATGAAATCGTCACGGGCGTTTCGATACGCTTCCAAGAACTTTCCCTTGATGATCTTTTGGGGTGGCACACGGGGCGACCACTCCGCATTCAGCGCAGCCATAGGAAGCGCGCTTGCATCGAGCGAGAACTCGACCTTGTAACCTTTGGTCAGCGTGTATTCTTTCCGGTATGTGAAAACATTATTCATCTTCTTATCCCCTCCGCAATCGCACCACGCCCGCAGTTCGCCGCACCTAACGACTGCACATGCGGGGTGGTGCGCGCCCATCAGTAGCCCTTGATGCTCAGCGGGCAGAGGCTGATCCCGACCGGGATCACTGCGCCGTTGCTGTATTTACAGAACCGATTAGCGCCTTCTGTCCACTGACTAACCAGATAATACGTCATGTTATACTGCGCCATTGCCGGCGCCGCTGTGGCAGCCAACACGGCTGCGATAACTAACTTCTTCATTTCACTTCTCCTTCTTCACCCAAACTCTAATAGGTTCGCCGATTTCGTCTTTGATGTTTGTGCAAAAACGATAGCGGTCTTGCTGCTGGAACGGCCAATAGTATTCAAAGCAAAACTCGATCCCCAAGATCTCGTCACGCAAAGCGTTCGTGGACATGGGAAACAAATCACGCTCCAACATTGCCGTCACCTTGTCTTCGCATTTCCAAATTATTTGAGAAACGCGACTCCCGGTGAGGCCATACTCTCGCGCCAACGCAGTTTTGCTTTCATTTCCCGTCACATATCTGCGCCAGATCTCCCAGTTTCGATCAGTCTTCGGGGGTGTGATCTCTCCCACATCACTTCCCCTTTTTTTCAACCTTCACTGCGCTGCGCGCATACGCCTCGAAGTCATTCAGCTCTTCGCGGGTCATCTGCCGATAGACTTTCTTCGTCAGGTAGATGGCCGCCGCCAGCTTCTTCGATCCCTCGATGATCTTATCCATGTCAGTCGTCGGGATCTGCTGCGCGTATGGCGCTGGCTGCCTCAGCAGCTTTGACTGCCTGTCGAAGTTCTCCCGTGTTCCCCAGCCCATTCCTACGCTCCCTTGCTACCTTGATGCCATGACACACAGTCGTGTGGTCACGCTTAAAAAACCGCCCGATTTCCGGCAGGCTCATGCCTTCCTCGCGGAATTCCAGAAACAAATCCTGCCGCAGAACGCACGTCTTGGCGTATCGGTTCGATGTCGGAGTCATCAGCTCCTCGAACGTCAAGCCCGCATCGGCGCAAGCCTCACGCACACGCAGAACCCTGCGCTCGTGTGGTGTCATCATCGAAAGCAGTCGGACGCGCTCGTGATCCGCGCCTATTTCACGCGCACGATCAAGCGCTGCGACCAGATTGCCAGCCGATACATATAACTCGCCGTTAAAGTCGCGGGCTTCGACCAGATCACTCATAGCGCCATACCCGAACGCCGCCATCGACAGCACGGGCAATGAACTTCTTCCCGCTGCGCCGGCCTGCATGGGATGCAGTGCTGCTCATCGAGCGCAACAGCGCGCCCTCGACAAAGAAGCTCTGGCCCACTTCCAGATCGGCCCAAGGATACTTCGCGCGCCGCACAGTCGCACTTCGCGCTGCCGGGATTGCGTGACCATCTTCAATCTTAAACATAATATAACCTCCGGTGATTTATCTTACTTATTCAACAACACTATTCAACTCATAAATTACGGCGTCTGCGCTCCTGCTTCAGCAGCATGTCAGCTTCAGTGATTGATATGCCAAACGCCTCGACAATCTGGTGCGGGCGCTTGCCAATCAGCGTGGTATCAGGCCAATCACGAATGATATTCCGTGCCAAATCAACGCCTTCCGTGTTCTTCTTCAGTCCCATAATCCTACTGGCCATTCCTGTTTTGGTAAAAAGATAGCGCGCGACATGGTTCCCTTGAAGCGAATCGCATTCACGCTCTTCTTCGCATACGGATGGCGCAGCAAAACGCCAGACCAACCTTCATAATACGCGGATGTCTGCATGATCCGGTTCATCGCCTGACTGCTCTGGCCAATCCATACGCCAGTCACGTCACCATGTTCCTTCTCAATCTTAATCCCGTTACGGGAAAGCGTGTCCTCTGCGATCTTCAGCCGCACTTCAGCGGTTTCATCGCGCAGGAAACAGATCACCAGCAGCTCGCCAATCGTCCGCTCCTGCACGCCGTGGTTCGTCTCAACGCGCAGCGGGAACTGCACAATGTGATCCAGCAGCACGCGATCTTCGCGCTCCGTCTTCACCTGCAGGAACTCTTCCAGATTAACAGTGCCCAGATATTTCTCGCACTGCTTCATGTCCAAACGCTTCGCGCTGTAGAGGCTGTGGCAACCTGCCATCAACGTCCCCAGCTGGTCGCCGATACGCCGGTTCGCCAGCACTGTGGCAATCGTTTCCTTGAACACCTCGATGTTGTGGCGCAGCGTGAATAGATTGCGCAGCTGCCGGGCCAGCAATCGCTGTGGCATATCCGCAGGAATCTCCGAAGCAAGGCTCAGGAAGTCCTTGAATTCCTGTTCTTTTTTCTTGCGCTCGTCGTGGGTGTAACTGTCCAGCGGCTTGATCGTCAGCACTGCCGTGCGCGTCAGGTCAGCGGCTTCCTTCAGTCCGACACCAATCGACGACATCAGAAATGCAGACCGCATCGTGAACGCCCGCGCGCTGTGGTTCGCCGTGCCTTTCAGAATGCGCCCACGTCCTTCGCTGGATGCCTGCCGCATCAGGTCAAGCACCGCCTTGCGCCGCGCCTCTGCATTCACCTTGTTCTTATCGTCGCTCTCGGACTCGTCGAACACCACAGGCATAGCGTCATTCTGCACCACCTGCCGAATGCCAGCCTCAGTCGTCGCGCCCAACGGATAGATCGCCAGATCGCCCAGACACGCGCCGGCAATCTCGTTCACCACTGTGGATTTACCCGACCCTTGGTTCCCCGTGACCCACGCATGGGTGCGCCACTGCAAACCGCCACAGACCACAGCCGTTGCAATCCAGCCTGCCAGCAGATCGCCATAGATCGGCGCATCCCAACGCACCCGGTTGCACAGCTCACGGATCATGCGCCCGTCATCATCGGTGGCCAGCGCGCTATAGTCCTGCACGTCCAAGATCAGGTCAGGGCTGCGCTCATAAATCCAGCGGCTCTTCAGCCGCACGAACGGAACCTGCTTCGTTTCCTGTCCCTCACGGCTCACCACCAGCTTGCCGCCAGTGTTCATGATCGCGCGGTCAACGCCATCCTCTGCCTTATCAATCCAGATGCCGCGCCCACGCAGACGCTTCGCGTCATACACGCCAACCTCGTGGCACTTCTCCATGATCTGCGAGCCAGCCAGAATCCAGTCGATCCCCTTGCCATCCGTCTTGCCCTGCCGCAGTCCCCAGTGATTCGGGTCAGGATAGATATTGATGCACCCACGCTGGCTCATCAGCACGCCCGGATCGAATACGTCCACCTGCTCACGGCGCTGCGTCATAATCATATACTTGTTGTGATCGTAACCCAGTGCGCGCCATTCCCGTGCGCGCTCCTCATCCGGGTCATAGTCTTCCTCAACCTCATCGTTTGCTGGCTCCGGCGCTTCCGGCACAGCCGCGCGCTTCAGTTCGCGCCGCAGGATCTCGGTAATCTGCGCGGGCTTAACCTTGC